GGTTCTACTTTACCCCGCCGCTTGCGCAGACGTTTGACGCATTGGACTTTGCCACGGCGGAAAGCGAGGCCGACCAGCTTCTTGACGCGCTGTTTCTTGACGACATCCTGATCCTGTTCGGCAAGGAAACGGTCGAGTTCTGGCCAAACACGACTGACAATAACCTGCCGTTTCAGGCGTTGGAAGTGCGCGTTCTTGAGCGCGGTATCAGGGCGACCGGCTGCGCAACAACGCTAGGTTCGAGCTTCGCGTGGATTACTGACCAGAACACGGTTTGTTTGAACGACGAAAACGGCGTTATTTCCAATCCTGGCATACAAGAGCGCCTGTCCGCTTCGGCAACCGCAAGCCTGTTCAACTTCTTCATCGACGGCACCGAGTTCCTCGCCTGCCGGATGGATGATGAAACGCAGGTGTATAACACGCGCACAGGCACTTGGAGCCAATTCGAGACTGACGGCGGCAATTGGGTCGCGACCTGTCACGCGGCGGGCGTGTTCGGTTCGGGGGACGGCAAGACGCTGGCCTTTGGTGATGATTATCTCGAATTGGGTGGGGTTCTGGAACGGCGTTTCAGAGGCGGGCTGCCTATCAATGGCGGCGGGGTGCCGATTTACAACCTGCGGCTGCGGTGCAACCCAGGCCAGACGGGTTTCTTGAGCGGGGATTATGCCGACCCGATCATCGAAATGCGCATGTCACGCGATGCGGGCCAGACTTGGGGGCTTTGGAAAGGCACTCAATTGGGCTTGCAAGGCGAGTATCGCAAGCGGGTGGAATGGCGAGCCTTGGGGATGGCCTCGGCCCCCGGCTTTATGTGTGACATCAGATTGACTGACCCAGTGCCGCTTCGCGCGTCAGGTATTTTCGTCAATGAGCCGTTCGGCGGGAGAGTTTAGTGGCAACCGTAACCATTTTCGACGCCTTCCCCGAAGCTGCGGCGGAAGGCATCCACAACCTTGCATCGAACACGCTCAAGGTTGCGCTCACCAATACCGCGCCGAGCAAGTCGGCTAACACAGTGCTGGCGAACATCACCCAGATCGCGGCAGGCAATGGCTACGTTGCGGGCGGCGTGACGGCCACTGTGGCGTCATCTTCGCAGACGGGCGGGGTCTATACCCTAATCCTGTCTGGCGTGTCCTGGACGGCCTCTGGCGGCGACATAGCGGCTAACCGTTATGCGGTGCTGTATAACGACACGGCGGCGAGCAAGAACCTGATCGCTTATGCCGACTTCGGGGTTTCGGCGGTGATTGCGAGCGGCAACACCGAAACCGCTAACGGGACTTGGATTGGTGCCTAACATTACGGTTCCCGGCGCGCTGACATTTAGCGGCGGGATGCTGCGCACGGCGCGCTTGGTTCCGGCGCGTCTTGTTTATTCGGCAGGCAGCGTCACATCGGTGCGGGATTCGGCGGTTTCGGGCTTGGCTGCGGTTCCGAAGCTGGATCGCTTGCGGCGGTTCGACAAGCTGATGAACGGCGACGAGGTTGACCTTCGTTTCCAGTTAATCTGGCAGCGCACGATGGAGGGGATCGAGGCCGCGTTTGAGGCGGTGAACCAGCGCGTTGATGACCTGTCGGCTATTCTGGCGCGGTTGACTGCTGCCGAGGCACTTGCACAGGCGGCGAATGATACGGCGGTGGCGGCGGTTGCGCAGGTTGAAGTGGTATCGGCTGCGGTTGCCGAGACGTTCACGGAAGTGGATCCGGTGTTCGGTGACAGTTTCACGGATAGGCTAGACCCATGATCCGCCCCGCAACGCTAGGCGATATTCCGGCGTTGTTGGAGATGGGGCGCAAGTTTGCCGAGCGGGCTAATCTACAATCTCATGTCGGCTATGATCCGCACAGCATGGTTCAAACCTTTGAGGCGCTAATTAACGGCGAGCATCCGTTGTTCATCGGCGAGCGCGGGGCAATCGGTGCGACCTGCACGCCTCACCCGTTCAATTGCGAACATATTACGGTGCAGGAATTGTTCTGGTGGAGCGAAGGTCGCGAAGGATTGGCGCTGCTAAAGGCGCTGGAAGCCTACTGCGAGGAACACGCGCACAGCTTGCAAATGATTACGCTTGAAGCAGTCGAGCCGGAGCGCACCGGGCGGCTTTATGAAAGGCTGGGCTTTGCCCCGCTCGAACATTCCTACATAAAGGTTTTTTGATATGGCAATAGGAACGGCCACGGCGATTGCCCTTGGGGCGACGGCGCTTGGCGCTGGCGCGTCTGCTATTTCAGGCAACAAGGCATCGAAGCGCGCAGCGCGGACTTCGCAGGACACCACCGCGTCAAACAACGCGCTTGCCCGCGACATCTACGGGCAGAACAGGCAAACGCTGTCGCCGTTCGTCAATCGCGGCAACGTGGCGGGCAACCAGATCAACGCGCTACTCGGGCTTGGCGGTTCGCAGGAAATGGGCGGGCCTGCGCAGGTTGGCCCGAACGCCATGACGCAGTTCGGCGGTTACAGCCCTGCCGGCTATGCGGACGCGGGTATGCCATATGGCATCGGTGACGGGTTTGTTAGCACCGGCACAATGGACGGCGGCATGATAAACGCCACGGGCAACACGATAGGGCAAATGCCGACGCAAACCGGCCAGCAGGCACAGAACGCAGCCTTTGACAACTTCCGCAATTCGACCGGCTATCAGTTCCGCCTTGGCGAAGGATTGGACGCGGTTGGCAGCACTTACGCGGGGATCGGCGGGCTTCAATCGGGCGCGGCCATGCGCGGGATTACCGATTACGGGCAGAACTTCGCGTCTAACGAGTTCGGCAACTACATCAACGCGCTCGGCAACCAGCAAGCGGTCGGCGCTGGCGGTGCATCGGCGCTTGCCGGTGTGGGCCAGAACTACGCGGGGACTGTCATTGGATCGAACAACCTAAACGCGCAGAACCAAATGGCCGCGCAGCTAGGTCGGCAAAACCCGCTAGCCAATATGCTTGGGACGGTTGGCGGCGGCTTCTTGGGGATGGGCCGATGAATTGGGGGCCAGGAGCAGCAGGCGGGTTTCAGAACGCGCTTTCGACGGGCTTGCAGCTGGGCCAGATGGTTCGGCAGCAAAAGCAAGAAAACGCGCTGATGCAGCAGCGGCAGCAGCAGATTGACGCGCAGATTAACAGGTCGCGTCAGGAAGCGGCAGATCGCAAGCTTGCGCAGCTTCCCAAGGTTGTCGGATTGCTTGAAACGGTCAATGACGACGCAGGTTATCAGCGCGTCCGGCAGATTGCGGGCCAAGAGTTTCAGTTTGACCTGTCTGGCGTGCCGGAAACCTATGACCCTAATTGGATGGCTCAAAACCTGCCCGTCCTGAAGGTTTTGGCAGATCCCGCAAAACTTGACGAGTTAGACCGTGACCTTGAGCGCCTTGGCTTTCCGAAGGGCGCGCCTGGGCGGCAAGAGGCTGCGCGCGAACTTATCCTATTCGGGCGTGGCAAGGCAGTTACCACGGCAGACGGGAGGGCGGCAGTTGAAATGCCGACCATCGCCTTGCCGGGACAGGCGGGGCAGCAACAGCCGACCATTCAAAACACTCCCGCGCCCGCGTTAGGCCCGAACGGTATGCCGACCGTCCTAACGCGCGAACAATATCAGGCCGTTGAAGCCGCGAGAGGCACGGCAGCAACCGCAGAGTGGGCTATGCGCAATAACATAAAGGTTATTGCCCGCACTGGCACCGACGCGAACGGTCGCCGTGTAATTCAATACAATGACGGGACGATTGACTATGCAGGGAATTGACCCGAACAGCATCCAGTGGGATGACCAGCCCGCACCAGCCCCGCGCCCTGCGCAGCCTACCACCATTGGCGGTCGCCGTATTATTGGCGACATTCCGCCTAGCGAGCGACGGGCTGAGCGCGACCAGCAGATACAGGAAGTGCGCACCGGGCAGCAGATGGCAATTGACGCTGAGCGGCTTCGCCTTGCACAGCAGACCGAAGCCCGTCAGGCCGCGCAAGACCAGCGCACGGCATCCGTGCAGGCGCAAGGGTTGGATGCAACCGAGGGTGAGCGCAAGGCGGCAGCGTTCCTGATCCGCGCTCTTGGTGCCAACACCACCTATGAGAGCGCAGGCGTTGGGCCTCGCTCGCTGATTGGGCAGGCCGCCAAGGACACGTTTCCGGGGATCACCAACTATTTCACTGAGGGCGAACGTCAGGCGGCAGAAAGCGCGCAAGACGAGTTTATTGCGGCATCGCTACGTCAAGATTCCGGTGCAGCCATTCCTGAAGAGGAACTGGAGCGCCAGCGCCGCATCTACTTCCCTATGCCTGGGGATGGCCCCGAGGCGCTAGAACAGAAGCGTCAAGCCCGCATCCGCGCAATCACCGGCTTGGAGCAATCTTCTGGCCGGTTGCTTGAAAACACCCGCGCCGAGTGGAATAAGATGGGGCTTTCGTCCCTGCAAATGGCGCTTGAACGCGGCGCGTCTAAAGACGAAATTCTAGCAATTGCACAGCGCAACGGGCTGAGCGTTGACGAGGCCGCGCTTGAAGCAAACCTTCGTTCACGCGATGCAGGTGGGCCGATTAGCAGCTTCTTGCCGCCCGATGGCCCTAGCGGCGGCGGGGGCGGTGGAAGCCCATCCTTTGGCGAGCAATTCCAGGCAGGCATTGCACAAGGCGTTGGCGACATCGTGCAGGGCGTTGGCGATACGGTTGGCATGATTACCGACCCATTCGCCCGCGTGCTTGCGGATGCGCTTGGCTATGACGGCTCGCAGATGCAGTCGCTCGGCACCAACGTCCGCGAAGGCGTTGGCCTTCCGCAAAGCCAAGATCCGACCGTGCGCCGCGTCAATGAATTTGCAGCGGGCGGGCTTGTCGGGGGGCTTGCGGCCCGTGCGGCGGCCCCGTTGGCTCAGGCTGGCACTGTCACGCAAAACGTGCTTTCGACTGTGGGCCGCACGCCGATCCGCGACACCGTGGCGGGTGCCGGCGCTGGCGCTGGTTCCGTCGCAGGCGAAAACATTGGCGGCACGCCGGGTCAGATTGTTGGCGCGCTTGCTGGCGGCCTAGCGGGCTATGGCGGGGCTAATGCACTGATGCGCACGGCTGCGCCTCGGCAGGCAAGCGAATATGCGCAGGCGGCAGGTCGGCAGGGCGTCAACATGCTCCCTGCTGATGCTGGCGGGCCGGTTGCCCGCGCGGTGACGACTGGCACCCGCGCCTCGCCGCTTTCGGTTGCGCCGGTTGCACAAGCGGCAGAGCGCCAGCAACAGCAATTCGGCCAAGCGGTTCAGCGCACCGCCCGCGAACAGGGCGAAGTGGTTTCAACGCAACAAGCCGGCGAAACCGTGCGGCAGGGCGCAGAACGATACACCCGCGAAAGCTCGCAGCGCGGTTCCCGCATGTACGATCGCGCCGCCCAAATGGCGCGTGGTGTGCGGGCCATCCGCCCTGCGCGCACCGTTGAAGCTATCGACGCGGAGCTTGCTCGCCTCGCAGAAAACCCCGCCGCAGAACAAGGCACCATTCAGGCGCTTACGGACTTCCGCAACCGCATTGCGGACGGCGTTTCGATCCAAGGTTTGCGGGATGCGCGCACTACGCTTTCGCAGGACGTGTATGATGGGAAGCTCCGCAGCGGCGGCGACCAAGCCATGTGGAAAGGCATTCTTGGCAACGTAGCAGACGACATCGACGCGGGGCTTCGTTCCGTTGGCCGTGACAATGCCGCCACCGCTTTTCGCCGTGCAG